TTTCTTATCACTCGGGGCCCCGAGCTTGTTTTTAATATTTTTTATTTTAGTCATTGTTTATCACCTTTATAATAAAATGGATCACTCCAAAAAATTAAAATACTAATTCAACCCTGCTTTTGCGTGCTTTCTATTTTTCATTCCTTTGTGGCCTAAACTTATGTTTTTCCTCTGTTCTTCTGTTCGTTTTTTCCCTTTATTCGCTTTGCTTACTTTATCCCTAGTAGCCTGGGAAACTATTTTCCCTTTGTGTGCCAATCCGATTAATCGTTTTGTTTCCGGGAATTGGTGCCAGCCTGTATGTTTTCCCTTTTGAGCTTTGCTTATTTTGTCTTTAGTGGCCTGAGTGCATTTCCGGCCGTGAATATTATTTCTATTTAAAGTTCTCCGGCCGTGATATTCGGTTAGTTCTTTATCAATATCGGATAGATCCCTTTCGATTATGATCCTGTCAGCGGTATCTGATATTGTTCTTTCTACAAATTTTTTTATATCCGGGTAGAAGGAAAGTAAGGCCTCTTTCTGTTCCTTGGTGATATTAACAAGTAATATCATTGCTCTATTATTCTTTTTGATTCCGACTTAAAGGCCTGAAGTAATTGCTCAGCATTGCAGCCAGATTCAAATAAATCATTTAGCTTTAAAGATAAACCAACCAGGAATTTTTTTTGCCTCTTGTCCATATCTACAACCGTTCTCATAAATACATTTACCCTTGCCTCTGCCTCTTTGTCGGTTATTTCTTCTCCTGGTTGTTCCTCTAAATCATTAATCAATTCCTCAAAATTTTTCATTGCAGCTATTTTTACCCGCCTTTTTTTTATTTTTTTTGGAGTGATCCTTTGACAAAATCAAATTATTATATTAATCTGAACAAGGGTTTCAGATCAGGTTTTGAGGCTACCCGCCTTTTTATCCTGATTTGTTTGCTTCTCTGTTCGGAGAAGGCCCCCATCTTATTAAATAAATGCCTGGAATACCACCAAAAAAACGTCCCTGATAGCCTTGTTAGCGTTTATTTGACCTTTAGCGTATGATTGTAACCCCCTTTCATTTACCGAAAATCTTGAGAATAGCTAAAAAGATATGGGATATAAGGCTTTTTCGTTGATCAAGCTAAAAATGAAACGTTCCAGTTTGCCTTTTAAGGCACTTGTTTTTTAGAATAGATGTAATGATAAAGGCCTATCCGAGATTTCCTCGTATAAGTGATTTTGGAACGTTTCCTAAAATCGAGGAAAACCTTTGTTTATAATGGTTACAGCGATTTTAGATCCCGAATCCGTTAATTACTTCTTTGTTCTCATCATCATTGATCCCGATATACCGGAAAGTTACTCTAATGTTTTGATGATTCAGTAGATTAGAGATCCTTTCGATACTGATTCCCTGTTTCCTTAAATGATATCCGAATGATTTTCTAAGCGTATGGCCACCAACTTTATAGGTTATCCCCACTTTTCGGCACCATTCATTTATTAACTGGTAAGCCCGGACTCTGCTAATAGGTTTATTCTTTTCCGATTTCTCATTAATGAATAGGTAACGGTCCAGGTCAAATATACCGGTCTTTCTTAGATAATGGTTCAAAGCTTCTTTGATCTGCTTATTGAAAAATACTTTCCTGGTCTTTCCGGTTTTCTGTTCTTTGATATCGAGATGGTCCTTAAGATTGCCCTGGTTATCCTTAACATCTGCAAGTCTGAGAGATAAGATATCCCCGATCCTTAGGCCTGAATTAATACCGAAAACGAATAATAGATAGTTCCGGGGATTCTTTTGCCGGTATAGATTCCCCCGGATCTGCTTTATCTGATTCTCTTCTCTTATCGGTTCTACAATATTCATAACTTTTTTACCCCCTATATTTTATTTAATTTATCTAATTAAATAATAACATAGGTTAAATATAATGTCAAGTAACATATCGAAATAAATCAAAATATTCTATAACCTTTATTTTGTAAGGCTTTCAGAATTATACAGAATTCGTATTGTGTTAAATAGAAAATTCCTTTTTGGCCTTACCGAGTTCTCCGAGTTCTCCAAATTTTTAGAGGATTTTTTGATATCCCTCTTTTAACCCTGGGAAGTCTTTTTGTTTAACATAATACCCTTTTTCGTTGTGTATATATGCACTTCCCGAGAAAACCCTTATTTTTCAGTCGTCTTGAAACCTAACCTAAACTAACTGTAAACTAACTGGCTACTAACTATAAGCTAACCTAATCTAAACCCTTATATATCAACGGTTAGGTTTAGTTAGTTTGTAATTAGTAGTTAATTAGTAGTTAATTAGTTTATGTTAGTTTTAATAATATATATATATTATATAGTCTATACAGTATTACCTATTGAAAGAGGTCAGAGAAATAATTCTTTAATATACCAAAAGCCCCTCTTGCCCGGCTCTTTGTCTATAACCCCCGATTCTTTAAGCTCTTTCATCAATTTAGCCACTCTTTCCTCTACTACCCCGAATTGATCGGCGCACAAATCAGCCAAATCCCGATAAGAGGCCCTTCCTCTAAAGCTGATCTTCAAAACTCTAACGATATCCTCTTTAGCAATTTTTCCTTTTAGGAGTGATACGCTGTCCACCACTTCATAAATCAAATATTTATCATCTCGTCTTAAATGCAAAGGTCGAGGCTCTTTCTCGCTCCTGGTAATAAAATAAATCTTCTTATTTTCATTGGAGTATCTTTCCCCTTCTTTCTCTAATCCAATAAAGGATTCGCAAGTATTCGCTAAATAACTACTACCTAAAAGCCGGTATATCGGGGCTATATCGGATTCCCCTTTCGCCAGTAATCGGGGCTTTGTGTAATGATGTATCAATACCCAAAAACAGGGGCAGATCTCCATTAATAAATCTCTGAATCTTTTAATATTTTCAGCTTTATTTATATCGAATCCGATAAACTGCCCTATCGGATCAAGGAAAATTATATCCGGATTGATTATCTTTATATCACTTTTCAGGCTTCCAAGTAGGGGATTTTTTAAATTTAAGGTTATATCCTTTCCGTAGTAAGTGAAGAAATTCCCTAAATCTTTTCTATCTATCTTTATATCTAAATTATCCAATCCCTTAATTTGTTTTTCTATAATTGCTTTGATTCCCTGTTTTGTATTTTCCCGGTAGATATAAAGGATTCTACATTTTTTAGCAATCTTAAAATCTTCCAGGAAGTTAGTTCCTGATACGAGGTTTAATCCTAATTGAAGGGATAGAAGGGTCTTTCCCTCTTTGGCCAGGCCACCTATTAAAGCGTAACCTTCAACCTTCGGGATCAGTCCACTACCAACAAGCATATCTAGAGGCTTTAGATCTGATTCTAAAAGTTCTTGCAGATCGATTAAATTTCTTTCTTCTATCGGAATTTCCAGTCCCTGGTCGATTTCCGATTGATTAAATATTTTATTTTCTAATAGCTTAACTATCGTTGTAGTTTTTTGTAGTTCCGGCAGTTTCAGCAATCCGGCAATGATCTTATCTTTTATTATTTTCTGCAGTTCTGGGGAATTCTTGTAAATTTCCCACTGGTCGATTTCCTTATCAACGAATTTTAAAAATTTGCTTATTTCCTCGTTATATTCCTCTTTTTTCATTTTTGGCATATTAAACACCACCCCTTGAATTTAGTCCCGGTTGGATTGATCAGGTCAAGGGGTGATGAGCCGAAAAACCCAATCGCCCCAACCGGTTTAAGGCCATTGCTGGCCTGTTTTTTTATTTCTTTTCTTTAAACCTGATATCCCTTGTCCTGGGAAACGTAAAATCGAGATTTCGTTTAGTGTCATTCCTCTGGTCCCTTGCTTCCCTAATGAATTTCAATCTCCTTTTCTCTTTTCCCGAGATTTTTTTCTTATCTTTTTTCATTGCTTAACTGCAGCTCCTTCACTGGCTCCGGATATAAAGTAAACTGGTATATCCCGCCTTTTATTTTTCTGTATCTGAGATAGCCCATATCGGCCAAGCGGGCTAGGGATTTATCTATCTCTGAAAGTGTTTCCACGCCGGCAAATCTGGCCATATCCCTCTTATTGAGTTTTCCTTTGAGAATATTCATAAGATCACCTATCTTTTATAACTTGACATTTCGAGTAAAATCTTTTAGTATATAAACACAAAGCCTGTTTTGCGGGGCTCTATATTTCTTTAAAAAGGGAGTGTTTCCTTGATCGCAAGCACTCTCTTTTTATTTATTATAATAAAAAAATATCACTAAAGAAATATTCTAAATTTCAATTAGTCCTCTTAAATAATCGTTTAAGCCAGCCATTTATCCCTTGACCTTTCTTGTCTTCCTTGACCCCTCTGTCCTTTTCTTTTATCGTTTTGTCTTCCGTTAAGAGAAGCTGATTCTGTAATCGGTTAAGTAGGATATTAGTTTCCCGGTTTCTTTCTAAGAGATGATTTATTTGTTCGTCTTTGACTTTTAACTGATCCTTCAGGAGTGCAATTATATCATTTTCGGGTCTCGTCTGCTCTGTCCTCTCTGGTCTTCCGGGCTTTTTAAATTTTGCCAGATCATTTTGGTTAAATCGATATTCGAGAGTTCCCCTTTGACTTTCGATTCTTTCTGGGCTTAACCAACCGTTTTTGATATACCTGCTAACGGTCCTTTTGCTTTTCTTCAATATTTTGCAGGCCTCTGAAAATGTTATAGTCCTTCCCTGATTGATCATTTTAACCCCTATTTTTTGAAAAAAATAGAATCCATTTAATTGTTATATATCTCTTCTACAATATCATCCCAAAAGTCATAAACAATATATCTTGTCCAGGTTCTAAGTCTTATATCGCAAACATAGTCAACGATTTCTCTAAAAGTGTCGAAACCGAAATAATAGTAACTATTATCAGTAATTGATAACCATATATCCTCATCATAAACAGCTATATAATGATTATAAAAACTATTATCAAATATTTTTATTTGGTAGGTCTCATAGCCATGATAATCGGCTACGAAAACCCCAAATGCACTAAAGTCATCGCAATCACCTTTTTTAGTTTTCCACAATTCATAAGGGCTAAGTGTATAAAAATCATGTATCTCATATTCAAAATTCTCTAACATATAATTGCCGATTTCCTCTGGTGTATTTAATTCTTTTATACAGGCAATAAATTCATCATTATCAGGTGTAACTCCACAACCAATCAAAAATATCAAGATCATACTTAATAAAATAAGTTTTTTCATTTTTTCTCCTTTGGAATTTTTTCAATTATTTCTTCTACCTTTTCATCATATTGTGCAAAAAATTCCGGATATAAGATCCCGAGCGTATCCATTATATATTTGAAAGTTTTCCTTAATATTTTCGCTTCGCTTGGTGGATTATAAAGTTCATTAATTTTCCTTGCTAATCTTGCTCTCCTATCGGTATTTGCGAAATAAGCGTATTTGCTATAATCGAAATCTATTATTTTTTCATCTACGATTTCATATAAAGGAAAACTATGCCACGTTTTCTGTTCTCTAATTATAAATTCTTTATAGTCTATTTCGTCTGTATCATTCCCCTTTTTATCCTTTTTATAAAATATTTTCAGGGTATCTTCAATAAATTTATCATCGCCTTCTACGGAAACATCATAACCCTGAAATTCTTTAATTCTTACTGATAAAATAATTTCATGTTCAATATCATCTTCATTAAAATTCATTTTTTTAGTTGATATATATAATTTCATATTTCTCCTTTACCAATCAGCAGAAGTGGTATGGTGTCTCCAGGCACCCTGGGTATAAAGTTTTGTTTGTTGATCGCCATCATCAAAAGCTAAATCTCCGGTATGCCCTGCTGGCGCAGAAGCAAGTGTGGGAAGTGTTAACGTTCCTGTCGTTCTAAATCTAAATCCTTTACTATTAGCAACGATTAAGAAATCTGTTGAAGAATTGAGTCTGATATATTCTGCAGCAACTAACATAATTGTAAATTCAGCATAACCAGATTTAGAAAAGCCTATTGATCTACTTCCAACATCGTATACTCTCACTCCGCTATCTTCAAATAAAATATCTTCGTCAGCTCCGCCACCAACCTGAATTCTTGTCCCATAAATCAATCCGGCGTGAACCGTTCCTAAAACGGCTTTTATGGCTGCCAAACTGTCAACTTCTATTTTATCCGCAGTTACCGCCCCCGCTTTTATTTTATTAGTTTCAACGGCATCAGCATTTATTTTAATAGCGGTTATTGCATTAGATGCTATTCGATCGGCAGTTACCGCCCCTGTTTTTATTTTATTAGTTTCAACGGCATCAGCATTTATTTTAATAGCGGTTATTGCATTAGATGCTATTCGATCGGCAGTTACCGCCCCCGCTTTTATCTTTAGCGTTTCGATAGCATTGGCCGCTATTTTGATAGCAGTGATGGCATTGGACGCTATTTTATTGACAGTGATGGCACCGGCCGCAATTTTATCTGCAGTCACGTTCCCCGCCTTTATCTTATTGGTCTCTATGGCATCGGCCGCTATTTTGATGGCGGTTATAGCACCGGCCACGATCTTACCGGCAGTAATCGAGCCATCGGGGAGCATAAGTGTATTGTTATCCAGATCGAAATATACCAGTCCATTAGTGGATTCAATCTTCCCGGTCCGGATAAATTTACCATTGATGATCGTCTGGCCGTAAGTCAGCGATATTTCTCTTACCCCATCGACTGCTTTATGCAATACTCCGATCAGGAAATAATAATATGTCTCATTATCATCGAATTTCTTTTGTGCCAAATCGACTACGATATGCCCGCTATAAGCTTCTTCTTTCGTGCATTCCGCATAAATATAATAGGCCTCGTCTGCCAGATCCGGTTGCAAATTCTCGAATATCGTCCAGGTCCTGATATCGTCTGCGATAGACAGGTGGATCAGTTCCCCCCCACTGGCATAGAATTTATTTACATCGGAGTCGTAATTCGGCCAAACCTGGATTCCCTTCAAGATATATTGAGTGGATTTTGTCCCTACTGATAGCATTCCGGTCTGGACCGAAAGAGGCCTGATATTCTCCATGTCGAAATATCCGTCAGTATCAAAAACCATTGTGCGAAGTTCTTCGGATGTTCTCCAGCTCCGCCTGGCCCGGATAATATCCCCGCCATATCCGATCTCAACTTTTCTCTTTAAATCCTCCTGATCGGAATATAGCCGTTGGATCAATTGTACTTCCAGATGATCAGTCAATTTCAGGGTATATTTATATTCGTTTGCTACCGATTTAGTCAATTCTACAATCCGGGTCATCACGTTTATGCCTAAATTATCATCCTCTACCTTGATGAAATCCCCTGCCTTGAGTTTAATAAAGTGTTCTTTGAAATATCTCCAGTCGGGTTCAAGAATATAAGTTACTCTCGGTTCGCAGTTATCATCAAGGTAGGTCTGGGCTTTGGCCTCTAAAAGATCTTCGGCAGTAGTAATGTAAGAATCTGGAAGGAATATATCAATTAAGACATACTTATTGCCTACTGCGGGCTTTAAAGTAGCATTCGGCATCACGTAGCCCTGATCATCTCTAAAAGGTATTATGGTAAATTCTTTGGTAGCATGATTATAATGGGAGATCTCGAATTCATAACCGCCCAGATCTCCGGAATTAAAATGGACTTTTGCGGTTACGCCAGGGAGCAGATGTTCATTTAAATCAAACATAGCAGGGTCATTAATATCTTTGAACTTTGTAATATCGCTTAAGTCAACTGAACTAATCGTTCCTTCTCTATGGGGATAAATGTCATTAAATATCTCGGTATGCTCAATTGTGCCGTATTTATCGGTATTACTTTCAAGATATGATTTTTCATCTACTACAAATTTCAATCTTCTGGAATATTCCCTGTAATCGCTTTTCAGGTTTTTCCTCGATCCGAAGGCATACAGCCGGGTAATGATATTCTTTTCGCTTAATGTGGTCCGATGGATGTTTCTCAAACCCTGTTTGTATTTGAAGATTAGTTCCGGATATTCTTCCCCCACCTTATCGGTGAAACAGATATTCTTCGTATAACTATGAATAGTGAATTCAGCAGGTTTATAGCCATGTTCAGCTTCAGCGGCGGGTTTATAGCCTACCACCGCACTATCGGCAGCAATATAAGGCAATTTTGCCCCCTCTGTAAAATCCAGGGCGAAATCAAGATAAAATTCTCCTTCGAATTCCACACAAAGTTTCTGCAGGACCTGCATGCAGTTATTTTTTGAGAAGCTCAACAATTTGTAATCTAAAGCGGACGGCCAATCTTCTCCGTCATTTTTCTTATTCCATGTCCCTTTTACCCAGCCGGTATGCTCACGTCCCATATTATATACAATGAGATCTATAAATGTTTCCAGATTCCCCACCAGGTAGAAATCAGAATTCCCATCGTTGTCCAAGAATTGTGTCTTAAGCAGTTCGTAACTTTCAGATTCAAAGGTGACATTATAATCATAAGAATTTGTAGAATTCTTTTTGATAGTAGGTAAATTATTTATATGATATATAACACCATCATAAACAATAAAATCCCCGATATTGATGTCCAGGAAAATATGGGAATTGAAGGATGATTTTATAATATTTCCACCGAGCAAACGTTGTATCTTACGGGTATTATCATCGGTTTTTATCGTCAGCCAGACCGATTTTCCTCTATAGATATCAAGTTTTATCATTTGTTCTCCCTCACGAAGCTTAAATTAAGCACCCCCGACCTCCCTTAAATGTTCACTTTCTAACGATGCTAAATTGCTTAGTTTATTATCTATGTTTTCCAAATGTGTAAGGTATTTATTGTATTCGGTATTATCGGCAATTCTTGCGTTAATTATGATTATATTCTCCATATTATTAAGTATACCTACGGTATTAATTCTAATCGCCTGGAATTGTCCCGCTAAAAGACCCGCTGTCTCTTCTGTTATACCTGCAATCGCTCCCTTCAAGCCTACTCTTCTTATTTCTTCTAATTCTATGCCCGCCGCCTCCAAGACTGCTTCCATAGTTTTCCATTGTGTTGCTGCTGCCTCAACCACATTTTGATATGTCCCCGTTAAAGCCTGTATCTCCTGGGCTGTTAATCCACCTTCGTATAGAATGGTAAACTGATCATACCAACTCTTGATATATTTGGTGACAATAACCTCTTTGAAAGCACCGATTATCGCCTTTCGCATCATATCGTTAAAGGTATCGGTAAATACTTCGGCAGATGTTAACCCCTGATGAAAACCATCGGCGATAGAATCAGCAATCGTTTCTTCTGTTATATCTGCAATAGATTTCATTGCTTCTTTGGCTTCTTCTATAATTTCTGGAATTGTTATCTCTTCGAATAAATCTATACCTGCCGCTTCAAAAATATCTTCTATTGCGCCCCATTCTGTTTCTATTAAATTGAGCATATTCTGGAATTCTGATGCCAAATATGCTATTTCGTTGGCTGTTAATCCTTCACCCATAACATGGAAATGCCAGGTGATACCTTGGGATAAAACAGCGAACGTGTTATACCAATCTTCAATATATTTTGTTATTATAGTCCTTTTAAAGGCATCCACTATCGCTTTTTTCATCATATCATTGAAGGTATCGGCAAAAACCTGGGCCGAATCTAATCCCTGGGAAAATCCTTCGGCAATGGCGTCGGCAATTGCCTCGGCAGTAGTCCCTGTAAGAATTTCCCGATATTGCTGATTCAGATTAGCTATTTCTGCATTGATATTCTGTATGGATGCTAACCATTGTTCTATTTTGTTTTGGTCGGCTTCACTCCATGTCCACCATAGGAATTGCCCATAGGCTTCTTGTTCGGCTGCAATCATCTCGTTATACATAGCAACTTGCTGACGAAGTAAATCAATCATATCTTGCATTGCTTTAAGTTTTTCAGTTCCTATGGCCTGGCTCAATATATTTTGCTGCTCCTGTAGTTCGAGTGTGATCTGGTGTAATTCTTCTTCGATTTCTTCAACATCAGAATGGTGAACAACAAATAGATTAAAGATACTGCTTACGGCAGTTATTATACCACCCAAAATCCCGAAAATATTACCCATTGCAAATCCAAATGTTATCTGACCGATTCCACTAACTAAATTAGCTATATTATTTATCATTTGTGAAATTTCTGTATCAAAATCTCCTACGGCATCAGCCAGAGAATGCAGGAGATCAACTGTTTTATTAATTTCGTCCCTTGTGTTTTCCCATATTTGCTTTTGCGAGTCAGCAATTTTTTCATTAAGCAAAATTATGACGTCGGCATACTCGGAATATTTTGATTTCATTTCTTCCAGGAATTTGATATATTTCTCTAATTCTTGATTATTTAATCTTTCTCCATATTCCGCTATCTTATCATTTATTTCTTGTCTTGCTTCACCGAATTTAACTTCTGCTATTAATTGCTTTTCTATAATTTTTAATCTATCTCTCTCATATTTGATGTCTGTTAGCGATAATAATTCAGCGGTTCTTTTATGAATCGAAACAGATTCTTTCTCGGCGTAGTCTGTTTTAATTTTTAATATATTCTCTTCATACTTTTCTACTGCCTTTAGATATTCAGCAGACCCTTCTTTATAGTTTTTGATTATAGCTTCAAATCTTTCTTTTTCTATTTGGAGCTCCTTCTCTCTTGCCTTAGTGATAAATTCAAAATATTTTTCTTCCTCTTCTTTTCTTTTTGCTATTATCAACTTATTATATTCATATATATCATCGAAAATTATTCTGCTTAATTCAGCATTATCTTTATATTTTACTGCCATATCAGATAGGTAGTTGGCATAATTTTTGCCTTCTTCAGCTAATTGTGCATTATGTTCTTCTATATATTCTTCTCCGAATTGGGCTATATCGCTCAAATATCTTTTGTATTGGCTTGCCATATATTTTAATTTGTCTTCTATATCTTTAATTTGTTCATCGGTAAGGGCAAGAATAGTTACAGGTTTTTTTTCAGGAGGTTTTTCAGGCTCAGGAGGGATTATAATTGGTTTGCCTAATTTTTCTAAAGCCTCAGTTAAGGCATCTATTTCACTCGTTGTTTTTTCTACATTAAGGATTAATTGTTCTTGTTCTAATGCTCTATCTTCTACTGCCAGGGCTAATTCATTTTCCAATTTTATCTCTTCTTTGATTGCGCCGGTAGTCTGAAGTTCTATTATTTGTTGTATCGAGAGTTCTTGACGGAACCGATCTAATCGATCCTGCATCCTTTTTATTTCCTTATTAGCCTCATCTTTGCCTCTCCTGTATATTGCTAAAGCTAAATCTGCTCGACGCTTTTCAATCTCCGCTTGCCTTAATTCTAATTCCATAATTCTTTTACTTAATTCGTAAGAATCTTTTTTAGCTAAGGTTAAAAGATCGATTTTACCGGTGGCACCCCCGACAGCTTTTTCGAAAGTGGGATAAAATATAGCCAGAGCCCTCTCTGCTGCCTCTAATTGAGTTGTTTCCTCTCTGGTAAGTTCGGTTTTACTCCTTAAATCTTCTACTGTGGTAATTAGATCATCAATTCTGCTTTGTTTTTTTCGTAATGTATCGGTCAGTTCCGAATAGGCTCTTGCCAGATTTGAAAACTCATCATTTATCCCGCTCATTGCCTGGTTGATCCCGCTGGCCATATCATTCATAGATTTGAGTATGCTATCTCCGATCGGTTTTAATTTTGCCATTATATTGTTTTTGAGTATTGCCAATTGATTAGTCGTGTCAGTAACCATTATCTTTGTGGCTTCATTAAATTCTTCTGTCCCTTTGGACATCGCCTCTAATGCTTCGGTATATTTTTCCGTATCGAGTGCCAATGCACCGATCAAGCCTCTGACATTCGGGAAAATGGCTGCGAGTTTTTCCATTTTATCGGCATCATCGCCGACGGCTTTTTTCATTTCAAGCAATATATATGAAAATCCTTTAGTGGCTAAGGTAGTGGCGTCGAATTCAATACCTAACTCGTTAATTACTTTTTTGGCATCTTCGGTTGGAGAAATGATAGCTGCCAGGATTCCCCTGATAGCTGTTGTCATGATATCAATAGGCAGGCTCTTAACACCCGTAGCGATAGAAGCCATTAAATCTAAGAATGAACCGCCAGCCTGGGCCCACATTCCGGCTACTTTTGAGACCGACGGGGCCAACTCTTCCATTGTCACTTTTCCTAATTTTACCGTCATGAATAATTTACCGGCAATATTTTCGGCATCCCCGGCCGCTTTGCCGAAAGAGTTCATCACATAAGTTATCGCATCGGCTGCCACCATGGTATCGGTGACGCCAGCGACAGCGAGATCGGCTGAAATTTTGAGGATATCCATTGCTTTAGCACCATCATAACCAGCACTGACGATCTGATAAAAGGCTTTTGATAGCTTGATAGCGGTATCGGGAACGATCTTTGACATCTTGACAATTTCATCGGATATCCCTTTGAAATTACGCTTTGTAGCGTCTGATATGGTCATGACTTCCCGCATGGCATGCTCGAAGTCTTTTGAGAAGTTATAAGCCATTTTGGTTATCTTTGAAAAAACCAAAGCAGCCGAAATACCTAATCCAACGAAAATGTCCATTCCGGTGATCGATCTCGTAAGTCCCCTCAATATACCTTTACTTTCGGTAGCACCTTGCTTCAAGCCTTCCGTCGAGATCTTAGTTTTCCAGTATAATGAATTTCCGGTTTCTAAAGCCACGTTATTTTACTCCAATCTTTTTATAATAAATATAAATTTAAAAATTGCAGGGGCAGGGATCTCAACCTGCCCCCAGACGAAGAAAAGAAGAAATTTTATTGAGCCTACAAATTAAAATTAAATAAATTTACAGGGGAGTTCAAAAGCCCTCCCCTGTCTACCAGAAATATATAAATGGAAACTATCGGGACGTTCCATTTTCGCCCATCTCAAAACCGTTGATCGACTACAGTTTTGAGATATTTTAATACCTATCTTACGCCCAAGCGGTATGTGATTCGGTGTTCAAACTCCAAATCTGATGGATTTTATCGAATGAAATAAAACAGTTAGCCAGGCCAACCGTCTTTTGCTGGACTGGATCCTGATCTGCTATACTCTGCACCAAAATATGGCCGGTTTTTTTCGAGATTATTCCCGGGTCTTTTACCGTTTCGGCAGCTATTGGTCCATGTAAGAATCGCCCCAATGGTAGCTCGGGAATAAGGGTAACGTATTTATCCGCACTTAAAGCATTAAGCCATGGGTCAACCGAAACTATATCGTGATCCTCATCTTCCAGGTCTATGTATGTATCGATGAGTTGAATATCCGGCATTGAACTTTCTACCAGAACCTGGTTGATTGTCTTTAATGTAGGGCTAACTCCGGGAGTTATTCCAGCCCCGCTGATCATTATCCCGTAAATAAAATCCTTGGTTTCTGTGGCGGCTTTAAAATCAAGGAATTTGCTTAGATTCATAACTATATGTTTGATCATAACCCCTGCTTTTCGAGCTTCGCTGCAGATATTTATTATATCGGTAATCGGTAGACAGGTCGCGGCATTGGCGACGAGCCATTGCCGGTTTGCTGCAGCCCCGCCAACAAACTCTTTATTTGCAGCAGGAAGCCCGAAGTTAATCGCTTCTTCGGTAATTATACCGGCATTGTTAACCGCTGTTAGACTTATCGTTGTTTGTGATAGAGCCTGCAAGGCAAGCCATTCGCACCGCTGCATTATGCTCTCGACAACAAAATCGATATCGTCGTAACATAGATCCATTAAAGATTGTTTGTCAGCGTCATTTTTGATGGTAGATTTTACGATGTTATACTCATTAAGTTTGACCTCGTCCATTAAACGAGAAACCCTAATTGCGGGAATATCCCCGCGTAAGCGGTCAACGATTCTCCTGGTTTTACGAGGTGCCGAAGAATTATAACTTACGACGTCGGCAGCCGATATTCCCTTTGAACCGATCAAGACCTCATAATTTAAAAATGGCGTATATTTGAGTGGAAAATAGTTTATGAAATATCGTTTTTGATATTCCTTTGTGTCAAGATATACCCCCAAAGTTTTTTCTGTTATTTCTTCTAAAAAACTTTTCATTATTATTCACCTTTCTTGTTTTCTGATTTCCCCTCGTCGAGTTTACCGCCAAAGGGATTACCGACAATTACGCCGGCATTCTTGTTTTTTGCATAATCCTCTGTTACCTGGTCCCCTTTTCCGGTATCAGTTTCTCCGTGTTGAGGGGCGGCCCCATCTTTTAGTTTCTGATCGATCTCCGCCTGCTTTGCGTTCAAAAGGTCATCTTTCAGGCCCTTTACCGCCTCGGCAATTTTAGAAAGGTCATCATTATCAACTTTGACATATTTCAATAAATCCTCGTTTAAGTCCTGTTTTTTTAATTCGGCCTTTACTAAAGTTTTTATATCCTCTTTTGTCTTACCGTTTTTCATTTCCTTCAGCTCAGTTTCGAGGGATTCCATTCTCTCCTTATCAGATAAATCCTTTTTTCCCTGATTCCCCTGGTAAGTTTTTATCCCTTCGCTCACTCTTTTATCGGTATATTTTTGAAGAAAAGCCTGAAATGGCTTATCAATGCCAGCTTCTTTTATGGCCGCTAACAGCTGATCTTCAGTTAATTCTATCTCTTTATTTTCCTCTTCTTTTTCCTTATCTTTTTCTCCCATTGTTACCTTCTCCTTTAGAAAATTTTTCAATTATTTTATTAGCCTTTTTTATGATCTCCGGCTCATACCTTCCGGACTTAAAACGCTCGGAAAGAAACTTCTCGTATCCCGTCTTGGGGATCAAAGTTTGCAAAAGATTCTCTTCTGCATGAAGTAGTATTTTAAAACTTTTTAACATCTTTTCAAAATTTTCTATCCCATTTTTATAAAAACAGATTTTAAATTTGCATTTATCAATGATTTTCTGTTTTTGGTCTTCCATTATTTAACCCCCGATCTTCATGAAGATTTTTTCCTGATAATATTTTCGGCTTGCTCTACTGGACCCTTCAATTCAATATCTTCGTCCTGTTTTACCGGATTCATTAATTCTATACCGAGACAATCGGCTAAGAATTTCTCGTATTCTTCCGGGGAAATATATTCTTGTAATTCGTCGAATAATTGTTTTAGTTCGCGTCTATATCTTACCGGTATAGCCTTAACTTCGGTATTTTTCGCCCCTTTGAATAAAAAGATTAACTTACACTTGATATTATTAACAACAATCTGATCCTGTATCATTCTTTGGCCTCTTGTTTCTTCCGTAGATAATCTCTTATATCTTTTTCAAAATTAGCCATTGCGGTTTTAGAATTGCCTAGGCTTTCGAGATATTTAATTAAATCTACGGATCTTATTTTTCTTAGATTCCCCACTATCGAATATTTGATATAACCTTTAACCACCCAACTATTTACCGCTTCCCGGCATATTCCCAGGATCTTTCCAATGTCAGTAATAGATAAATAATTATTTATATTTTCCATTTATTAACTCCCTTCATAATATCAGAAATATTGATATTATTGATTATATTATAAAAAAATATTCCTGTCAAGTTTTTTTTATTTATTTTTTTCCTCATCGATGGGGATTCGATGAAGCCAGTCAATTTTTTCAGGCTCGTTAGGATCTTCAACCCAGATATTACCGCCCTCAAAATGAATTATTTGCGGTTTTTCCTCCCCTTCCTGGATAAAACTTTTTACTGCTCCCAGGCAGGCCATAGCCCCGGCAATTGCGATATCTATTTTACTGGATTTGCTTCCCTTAACTATTCTATATCCTCGAGACATTTCCTTCGCCTGGCAGGCTTTTATATGTCGTCTCAATTCCGGGGAAGGGTAAAATTCGATATTGCCGAATTGAATCAGGTCATAAAGATTTTGAGAAAAATCGATAGTGTTTCCAACCGTTTGCGGTAATTCCCGCATAAAAATACCTTTTTTTCGTAGGGTAACACTGCTTCGATGTAATTGAAAAGGGTCATAATAAACTAATTGCAGATCGAAAGCCAGAGATAATTCAATTAGATATTTCTCGACTGTTTCCTCTAGATCAATCGGATTCTTTTTGCTAGGCTGCCATTTTTTATAATTGGCCAGAATTATTTTGCCTTTTCTCCTGGTAGTGGCCACCACCGCCGTTGAATCACCGCTAACCGAAGCGTCCACTCCAACCCATATTTTTATTTTTTTGTCTGGCAATAGAGGAGCCAAATTCTCATTAACGCACTTATCATATTGATCTATATCAATAAATTGAGTAACGCTGCTCACCCATTTATTTTCGTGCAATCTCAAAAAGGTATTTTTTCTTAGCCTACCCTCTTGCTGCTTTAAATATTTTTCGTTTTGCCAGGGCATTCTGTTAATAGGGACCCCATTCTCCCCTTCCCAGTAGAAGAAGAAAGTCGGATCAGGATTCTTTTTTAATTCCATTCCTTTTTTGTATAACCGATATAATAAGCTCTCATCATCATAACCGGCATAGGTAACGATCAAAGTTAATGGATTTTTTCGCGTGGGGACGGTAGTCATTTCCTCAAAAACCCTTTGCATAGATTCGTATTCATACGCCCAAAGTTCATCGAAAACAACAAGGTTAGGATTCATCCCGGCGCAAGAAACATCAGTCGGCAAGCACCGCAAGACTGATCCCTTACTTGGAACCTCGATAGCGTCTTTGGTAATCTTGGACCTGATCAGGGCATACTTATTCATTTCGATTGCTTTTACCAGTTTGGAAAAGACAATCCAGGACGCCTGATCCTTATCGCGGGCTAAAAGATATATTTCCGAAAAGTCCTCTCCGCAGAATAAAAACCATTCGGCTATTAAAGCCGCCAGGGTAGATTTTCCGGATTTTTTGGTTTCCCCTAACAAAGCCATAGTATAAGCTCTGTCTCCATAGAATAGAGGTTTTAATATTTCCTCTTTTTGCCATCCTTCCAGAATGATAGGGGATCTTGTTTCCGGTATATAAAATTGCTCGTTACCGAATTTTATTATATCGGTTTTGTATTCAGGATCAGAAAGTTTAAGAGGAGCAATAGCGGGGCTTTTGGACCGCCTCATTCTGTTTTGAATCAGATTCGCTAATTGCCTTTCTCTCTTTTCCGGGTCCAGACTTATAAATTTACTTTTTGGTATGTATGGCATAAGTTTTCACCTCTTTTTTCTATATATAAATTACATTTCTTATCACTCGGGGCCCCGAGCTTGTTTTTAATATTTTTTATTTTAGTCATTGTTTATCACCTTTATAATAAAATGGATCACTCCAAAAAATTAAAATACTAATTCAACCCTGCTTTTGCGTGCTTTCTATTTTTCATTCC